TCATAATGTTCACAACTAATAACCATATTGGATTATTCATTTACGTCTGCAACAGCTTTTAACTGAGAGATTGCAGAATTGTGTATGAAGCATATATTAGTAAACCTCTTTTTGTTATAATAAACATTGTTAGTTTATTGTGACAATTTTTAGTTTATTGTGACCCCGGCGGGCTACGATCCCACTACCCCCGAATTAAAAGTTCGGTGCTCTACCGATTGAGCTACGAAGTCTGGTGTAGGCAATTACGTTTTTAAAGAACTAGAGCCAACATTAAAACTTTTAGTAGCGGGTGGCCGAATCGAACGACCCTTCATTCGGCTTATGAGACCGATAAGTTCACCAGAACTTTAACCCGCAATATAGTGTCTTTACATGGGATTCGAACCCATACTCTTCCGGACTTATATGCCAGCGTTCCAAACCACGTTAAACTACGTAAAGCAATCAATTAAAATTACAGAAATAGTGACGTCAAATCTCTTTAAGCTATATGTAATCTTAATCGTTAGGAAGATTTTGCTGATCAGGCATCTTCTTTGTAATTATGATTGGATTCGAACCAATTTCAGCTTTGCCATAAAGAGTGTATTTCAACTCAACCTTGGGGAGGTGCTTCCAACCAATGGACTCATAATCATTTGGAGCAGAGATAGGATTCGAACCTATAACCTAATCCGGCCTATTACCGGTTGCACGTCCAATTGTGCTTCAACGCTCATATTTGCGAAGTGAATGGATTCGAACCATTTGTCTGTACTTGTACGACTTTAACCAGACCACTCCTAGAGCTGCAGCTCTGTTATAACTTATGCATCGACCTCAATGCTTTCCCTTTGGCTATTACGGATAATGGAATCGAACCATTACTCTTTAGAACTCGTGTTCTTCAGTTACCTATGCGTTTTACTTTAAGCTGCCTTATTGCTAAGGTTTCGAAGCGCATCTTTGATTAGGGAGCGACCCTATCTCTAACGTCTTAAAGTAATTCTAATTCTATGCTTCCGTCGTCACATAAGGACTATGAATTAGTAACAGTCTCCTCGATGTTATGACAGGAATCGAACCTGCTACGGCAACTACTTTTACGCACCCGCTCTACCAATGAGCTACATAACAAACTTAGTCTTTTCCTTACCTCTTAATAATTACATTGCCAGTCCGATGTTACTGTCGGATGCTTACCAATCATACTGGAGCAATTATCACATGGAGCAGATGGAGAGAATCGAACTCTCATCTTCAGATTGGAAGTCTGAAGTAATGACCATTATACGACATCTGCATTTTTTTTACCAAGATTTCAAATAACGTTTGTTTTAATTTGTTATGTAAATATATTAAAAACTTTTGATATAAAAAAATATTTTAGCAATTATTTTTAGAAAGTTATTAACAATTGTGGTCCATCTAGGATTCGAACCTAGGACCCTCTCGTTATGAGCGAGGCGCTCTACCAGACTGAGCTAAAAGACCTTATTGTTGTCCCTGGAGGACTCGAACCTCCACCGCGTGGACCAAAACCACGTGTCCTGCCATTAGACGAAAGGACAATATATCGTAGTCAATACTGGACTCGAACCAGTGACCTCCTCGGTATCAGCGAGGCGCTCTAACCAACTGAGCTAAATGACTAGAAATAGAAGGTCACCGATATCACCTTCTGTGGTAACTTTCCAGAGTATGGAGGTTTCGAATTCTTTTATGTCTTGTTCTGAAAGACTCAACGACTGTTGCATCGTTTCCGCACGTTGTTACTTTACCTTGAACGCGAATCGGTTTTAAGAAGCGGTCCCACGGAGAATCGAACTCCGAACTCAGCCGTGACAGGGCTGCATTATAGCCGTTTAACTATGAGACCAATTGTAGTCCGCCGGGGAATCGAACCCCGCTTACCAGGATGAAAACCTGGCGTCCTAACCGATAGACGAGCGGACCATTAATTGCGGACCAGGAAGGATTCGAACCTTCGACCTAACGGTTAACAGCCGTTTGCTCTACCACTGAGCTACTGGTCCATGGTCTAAGTAGCAGGACTCGAACCTGCGATCTCTACATCCCAAATGTAGCGGATTACCAACTTTCCCATACCTAGATAATTTGGCGGCTCGTATGGGACTCGAACCCATGACCTGCTGATTACAAATCAGCTGCTCTACCAACTGAGCTACGGAAGCAAATTTTAAAAAATCTTTCTACCTAATCTCCATCCTTCAGGTATTATATCACCTTTATTGATTTTCTTAGATTCATTTTCATTTGTTATCCAACACTTTCCATATTGGGAGTTATTAGATCCTTTTTGTTTAGCAGAATTAGATTCTCCTATTTTTCTTTTTGTTTCTTCTGAATGAGTTTTACCTGTAAATGATTTATTACCAATTCCATATTGATTACCTAAATTATTAGTAATTCTAGAATCAGATATTTTTTTAAAAAAATCTTTATCATTTTTTAATCTGTTGATATATGATTTTCTACCAGATTCTTGTGCATTTTTTCTATGCTCTTCATTAGAAAAACCTCCACTACCACCTAGTTTTAGATTCATACATAATTCTTCATTTAAAAGTTCTTCATTAACTATTTCCATTTCTCTAACTTTTAAAGAATTTCTATCAGGTAAGAATTCTAATATTTCACAAACATGATTGTCTTTACCGTGTTTGTTAATTGAATACCAAAGTCTTTTGCCTGAACCAACATAACCATCTTCTAGGTTATCTGTTGAATGCATTCCAATATAAAACTTGTTTGTAATAATACATGTAGTTTTATAAATGTAGTGGTATTTCCTTCTTTGAGCTCTTTCCATGGATATTTAGATATTTTTCTATAATCTATATATCCATGGAAATGGCAAAAAGTTTCACAGTACTCCCGGAGAGACTCGAACTCTCAAACCTATTGGCACTAGATCCTAAGTCTAGCGTGTCTACCAATTCCACCACAGGAGCAGTCCCGGCGGAGGATGTAGGATTCGAACCTACGGGACCCTTTCAGGTCCACTGGTTTTCAAGACCAGCGCGATCGACCACTCTGCCAATCCTCCTTAATTTCTATGCCAAGATGTCAATGAACATTTGTTCTAAATTTTGATATGTAAATATAATCAAAACTTTTTAAACCCGAAACTTTTAAATGTTAAATTTTTGTTAAAAGTTTCTTTTTGAGTCCGGTGTTGGAATCGAACCAACCTTCCTGAGTTTGCAATCCAGTGCCTAACCAATCGACCAACCGAACCTATAAAATCAAAAAAGGACCATTCATTTCTGAAAGGTCCTTTTGAATATCTTATATGTTAATAGATTAACTCATACTAACATGTTTGTTTTCAAAAGAACCGTCTTGCTTCCAATCCGAATTGCTAAAATTCCCAGGATACTGGCCACATATCGGGTTTCCTGTCGTAAGGACTGGTTGTTCCATAATGATATGTTTTTGAATTGTTTGCATTTTAATTATTTTGTTTGTTCTAATCTATATATAAGATTTAATTTTCTTATGTATATTATAGATGTATATATCTATTTGTTTCAAAAAATTCAATGTTAATTTGAATTATTTTTAATTTATTTTTAAAATAGTTGAATTCCAATTGAATTTGACCACTTTACCAGAATATCTCCGTGACATTTATTAGGTTTACACCAACATCCAAGAGTTTTTCCTTGTAGTTCTATCAAAGAATTAAATAGTGTTTCATTTTCTAGAAGATATTTCTCATATTTTTCTAGGGCTTCTGCTCTATTCTTAACCCTAAATTCTGCAAGGGTTCCTTCTTTATGCGAATATGGATTTCCCCATTTTGAGGGTCTACCGATATAAACATCATAAGGTTCTTTTTTAAGATGAACTATCTTTGTTTGTTTCATTGTGATCCGAGAAGGATTCGAACCTTCGACCTACTGCTTAGAAGGCAGTTGCTCTATCCAGCTGAGCTATCGGACCGTTGTTTTAAATTCGTTATTTTGAATTCATTAATTATATATTAGAATCAACTTTTGTTTCAAATTCTTTTATATGTTTACAATTCCCTCGGCGGAATGTAGAGGCTGGACATGTACAGCTCCAAACACCCCGATGGAATTTAACCAAATAGGTTGACTTTCCATTTGAAGATGGAACATTGAATTCCATATCCTTTTGAGGTTCTGCCTTCAATTCTGTTGATGTGACACCTGATTCAATTATTATATCATCATCAAACTCTATATCATCTCGGGTTGTTCCATCTTCCACAGGAATCCAACCCGGACATATGAATAGACCATTTATTGTTTTAACAAGAGCAAAGTCCCTGAATACTGGGTGTCGAGGTATCTTATATTTAGCCATTATCGCTCTAAGATTACAAATTCACCGAATGCATTATCAAATACTTCCAATAAGTGTTCATAATCTCCACTCATCATTTCATTAATTAGGGCAGCACCCTGATCTTTCCAACCTAATTGTTTTGCAAATCGTTTAGCCATTGCCATTAAGGCATATGCATTACCGTCAGGTCCTGTTAGATCTATAATAATTAGTCCAGTTTTTTCTTGTTTCTCTCTAATCATCTTGTTTTAATTTGATATGTAAATATAAACAAAAAACTCCAGACGGTAAAATCTGGAGTGTTAATTTTTTGTTAAAGTTATTAACAATTATAGGTTCATAATATGCTTACTTCCATCGCTCATGCTATATACAATATGTAGCGGTTTCAATGAATGCTCTTGTGCATTTAGAATCTTTAAATATTTACTCCCCTTTCCAGGTTTTAAGTATGCAACTGTCATGTGTGGATGGTAATCCGGATAATCTGACGAATATGGTAATTCACATAGAGATTTATTTGCTGCATGTAAATTGTCTCCCTTAATATCAAATTTAAGTACATCAAAATCTGCATTTTCAAATAGTGATACATTATGTGCTAAACATTTTCCAAAATCAAAGCCATCCAGCTTTTCCCTTACCTGCTCTAACGATACATCTGGTTTTAAACCATATAATAGGGTACAGTGTGGTTCGGTTTCTAATCCGTATCCTCCATTTTTATCTGCATGATAAATGTCCTCTGGGCTGATTTCTTTATGAATTTCTTTCATTTGTGGAAAGTCAAAATATAGCATTGCACAATTAGAATCGTAAGTTTGTTTTTCAGCCTCATTCATAAACTCTTCAAATAATTTAATTCTTTTCATACTAGTTTGGGTATTTTACCATTGTATTTCTTGTTAAACTCTTGTCTGTGTTTTTTACAAAACCTAGACCTTTATAAAATTTCTCTAATCTCGAAACTGATGTTGCTCCAAAATCTTTTGATGGAGTTAAATATATTGGTTTATTTTGCGCATTTGCAAATGCAATTATTAAATCCATAACCTCGGTTCCTATTCCTTGTCCTCTCTTTTCTTTAGGTATTTCAATTCTTGTTAACTCAACATAATTTAGGGTATTAAATACATCCAACTTAATTCCAAACTTACCCTCCAAATCTTTAAGGACCATTTCCTCATTTAAGAACTCTTCAAAAAGTTTAACCTTTTTCATCTATTTCTTTTATTTTATTAATTGCCCAATCGACTCCTTCGTCTCCTCCCCAAATTAACCATGCAACATATCCATTGTCTTTCCATGGAGTTGATTTTAATTCTGGATCTATTTCTGAATTCTTTCTATGACGATTAAATTGTGCCATTCTACTAATAACATCTCGGGAAAGCTTTTCTCCTTTTGCCAATTGATTCGCTCTTTGCCATCCAACTGGAGTACCTGCAGTTACCTCATCGCGACCATATTCATCTCTCCAATCAAGTGCTTTCTTTGCGTTTGCTTTTGCTGCAGCTGGATAGTCATTATAAGTTTCTTCAGCCTCATTTAGGGACTCTTCAACCTTGTACGGTAACTTTTTATCATGGCCTCCTGCTCTAACCTCTTTTGCCAAATCAGCATCTGCGTTTTGCCAAGTACCATCTCCTTTTTCAAGGAAAGCATTTACTCTTGCATAACCCCAAGCCTCTTGACTAACTCCAGGTCGGTGACTAGAATTCCAAGCTCCCATTCCTCTACGCATTACAGCTCTAAGTATTCCAATTGGAACTCCCGATTCTTTAGCCTTTGTATCAAGTGCTTTGTTGATTGCTGGATTATCTAATGCCTCTCTAGAAGTTTCCTTCTCTTCAGCTTCTTGAACAAATTTTGGAGAATTATCATGTCCACATTCGTGACAAACATAAACATCGTCTCCACCCTCTTCAAGTCTCCATTTCCAACCACACTCGTCGCACTTTACCTGGTTTGCCGAAAATTCTTCGAATGTTTTTAGTTTTTTCATAGATTATATATCGCAGTATTAATGTGAATCTCCTACATTGTTCTTTTCACCATAAATCAAATAGTCTGGATTAATCACTTTCGCAACTTTTTGTCTTTCACCAGTAACATGTTTGATTACAATTCCTTCATGAGGTACTTTAGTTCCTTCAATGAAATTATTAAATACAAAACTATCTTGTACTTCTTGGTTCCATAAACCATCGTAAAGTACTTCAACGTGTGGAAGTTCTAATACATCTTCAATGATATATTGTGCCAATTGGGTATCAGCATATCTACCATCGATTGTGACATCGAATCCAGCAAATTTGATATCGGTTAAACCATATTCATAATTCTTTTGAATTCCTGCGCCATAGATTTCACCATACAATACAAATCCTCCACCAATTTCCTCAACATCTCTAGTTTTAACAACATCCCATAATTTTTGTTTGATACCATACTCTTCGGCAATAGTTCTCCAAACATCAGTTGAATAGAATCCCTGAGAATCGCTTCCTTTCTCCACGTTATGAGAACCATAAACATATTCGTATTGAATCCATTCGCCAGCAAGTCCAAAGAATTTCTTTAATTTATCAAAGAATGATAGTTTATTTTTACGAACAATACCAAAACGTGCATTAGTACCATGAATTTTTCTGGTGATTTGAACACCATCCTCTTCTGTGAATAATCCAGCAACATTCTTTAAGTTCGGAAACTTATAGTAAACTGTAAAATTAGGATTAGATTGGTAACGAATCTTTTTACCGTTTGATAATTGAACTTGTTTTACAGGTGGTTCGAACTTAGTAATACCAAGTTCTTCCATTAGGTCTCTACCCTCTCGGATACTTGATGCTTTAATATGTACCACTGGAATGATTAAACATTCTGAATAAACTCCACGTAATTTTACAGTACGTACTCTTTGACCTTTACGTAAGTATGAAGTTACTCCCATTTTATCTGACAATTCTTGTGGAATTACAGCATCTGTAGTTGCGATAGCTACTAGGGAACCTGGATTGAATTCACCCTTTTTAGTGATTGCATTCCAGCCACCAACAACTGCTAATTCAATGTTATCAGCACCTTCAATTGGTCTGATTTCTGTGATTTGCCCTACATAGCAAACTGAATTTTGATTTTCCATCTTATTTTTTATTTAAGTAATGATTCTATTTTTTCTATGAAGTAACCAGCGTATGTTTTACCTCCAACATTAAACTCCTTTAATTCGGTTTCAGTATATTCCCTTGAGAATGTTTTCCAATCATATATTGTAAAAATATCTCCTTCAAAAGATACCACCCATTCAACTTGAACTTTGCCGTCTCCCGATGGTTCATTGTATGTAGGTTCTCCTAAGATTTCTAGCAATTGACTATATGTTGCATTGATATAACCTTTTAATGATGAACCAACTGTTAAACTATCAGCTTGTTGAAAATCTAGTACTTTAAATTTTTTCATATTGTTATTGTTTTAATTAGATATGTAAATATAAACAAAAAACTCCAGATTAAAAAATCTGGAGTGTTAAATTTTTGTTAAAGTTATTAACAATTTCTACTTGAATACCTTTGACGATAATTCCTTTCCAAATTTTGCTTCGAGAGCTTCAATTGCACTCTTTTTATCTTTAGGGCTCAACGCTTTAAAGTTTGCCTCTATTCTATCATTATTAGCCACTGCATTTTTATACTGAGTACCATTATCTATGTACTGTGCATAAAAATCATATGAAAATGCATACTTTAAGAATTTCTCAAGGTCTGACATATATTTCTCCTCTAAGACTTTAATAAGTTCAAATGATTTGATTTTCTTTTTATTCAAATAGAATTCCCACGAATCCATGTTCATTCTCCATTTTGAAACCATATACATGTGAATAACATCGCCACCTGAAAGTGTTGCTTGGAACTTGATTCCCTGGTCTGTCGACTGGTCTTCAATATCTTTAATCCATTTTTTATCATTAGTTGGTAATACTCTTCCAATAATAAATTCAGCATCCGTCATCATCTCTTCTGGCGTTCCCCACTTACCTTTACTCAATTCAGAGTAGGTTGTGTACTTTTCAAATGTCATTATTGCTTTTTTCATATTCTATATATTATAGTTTAATTTCAAACCTTTGTTTCATTTTGTCCAAGGTTTCTTGAGGAACTCCGTGAACATTAACTCCCTCATGTCGGTTTTCTACAATTAGAGAAGTTACTCGATAACCCCATTCTTTTGCAAGGTTATAGTAAACTTCCATTTCCCATTCTTGAGTAAACGTATTTGAAACGATGATTGTACTATTATATCCAGTTGTGTGATTCATTAACATTGCATGTTCCACTGAACTTTGACACCATTGGTGTGCATCTTTGATTTTTGCTACATCAAATTTGTATTCTCCATCGACCATGAAAAACATATCAGCTTCAAAATGTGCAGTTCCAGCTCCACCAGCTCCTAACAATTTTGCAGTTGTCGATTTTCCACTTCCAGGTAATCCTCTTAATAGTATTAAATTTTTCATTTGTTTGTTTTAATTATAGTGTAAATATAAACAAAAAACCCCAGACGGTAAAATCTGGAGTGTTAAATTTATGTTAAAGTTTAAATATTTTTTCTAGAATTGATAGCCTAAATATTTGAAATTTGGTAAGTTTTGATCCCCATAATTTAGAATCGCTTAAGTTATCATAATCATCATATAACGGTTTTCTTAAATAAAAAATATCGAACTCATCTATTGTTAATTTTTTAACAGTTGTGAGATTTGGAAATCTCAACATAATTGAAAATAGTGAACTAGCCCTATGGTTTATAATAAAAGTTGCAATATCAATACCCCAGCTTTCATTACCATCATGTAGATAAACATTCAAGAGTTGAAATTTATAATTCCATCTCCTAGTAATCCACGATATTTTATTCAATAACTTCATGCTTTTTAATTTTATATTGGTTTTTATAGTCCTCAATAAATCTTTCTCCAACTCCAATCTCATCGATGATATACTCATCTGGAATCATGGGCTTTCGGGCTCGACCATTGATAATTTTATCGGGTGTTTGTTCATTTGGAAATACGGTCATGTATTTTGTTTTTGAACGCTCTGATTTTCTATAAACTACAACTACCATTATGCTACAGATTCTTCGATGATTGCTTTACCGCGACGAATACGATTCTTAATTGTTTGAAGAGGCAAGTTATGTTTCTCTGCAATATCTTCGTATTTCATTTCATTAATCAAACGATCTACAATAATACCTTTGTAAGCCTCTTTTAATGAATCGATAGCTTTAAGAGTTTTACCATACTTCTCCATCATTTCATTATCTTCATCAATGAAATCCTGTTCAGTTTTCATTTCGTAATCCTCGAATGCACCTTGCAATCCTGTAGTGAATTCGCCAGCTTCATTAATTTCTACACCAAACTCTGACAATTTATCAAGAGATGATTGTTTGTTTCGGTTGCTAATATGTCCCAATGCATCGTTGAACGCAATACGATACAACCAAGTTGTGATTTGGTATTGTGGATCGTACTGATCGATTTTAGTCCACATTTTTGTTAATGTGTTAATAGCAATATCTTCTGCTAATTCTCTATCTTTGACAATTTTGTTAACGTAAGATGTTAGTCCCGGTTTAACTTTGTAGAATAATGCTGTGAAATCTGCGTCTGAACGTGTTTGCAAAAAGTTTTCTGTTAATTCTCTGTAGCTTGCCATAGATGTTTTTGTTTTTATTTGTTTATTAATTATAGTGTAAATATAATCAATTTGTTTGAATCGGTAAAACTTTTTATGTTAAATTTATGTTAAAGTTATTAACAAGTTATTAACATTTTACTGGTTAACCTCTTCGAAGAGGTCAATAAGCTTAGTAACTTCAACTGGCTTATATTCCCAGTTATCACACGCGCAATTGATTACTCTTGCTTTATGGTCTGTTTTGTATTTAGAACTTGGATGTCCTATAATAGAATAGCTTCCTTTAGATTTATTTGGCCAATCGACTAGGGGCCAATACGACATTACTACGTTCGCTTCAGGATGCTCTTCTATAGAGTTATATAAAAATTCTACATCATCAAACCCTAGAGTTAATGCGATGTCGGCGGTTGCCTTGTCATATTCACCACTAATAACTACAATATCTCCATTTAGATTCTTAATAAACACCTCAGTAGTTTCTGGATCCCATGCAAAGTTACCAAGAACATATACAATATCCTCAGGAGAAACAACTGAATTCCAAGCATTAAGAAGTTCTTGGTTCATTTCATTCAAGGATTTGAATGGTCTTTTATAGGCTTTAATCGCCCCTGGTCTACCAAATTGTTGGTTTGATGTTACAAATACTTTCATTTATACGATTGCAAATTTTACATTAAAATTATCCCACAAGTTTTGTAGGAATCTTTGTTCATTAACTGCCGTAGCTCCATTTGATATTTTACCCTCATCAGAAGTATCAATAAACATATAAATAACAAAATCATATGCCGTAGAATATACTAATGCCTGTCCAAATCCTTCTCTAAGTGCTGAACCTCTATCACCTTTTTTAAATTCAATGGCAATAGTTACACCTTCGCTTTCAATGGTCATATCTGGGCGATTTTGAGTACCCATGAACTGGATATGTTTCACGGTTGTGTTAACATTTCCCTCCCACTTAATCATTGTTCTTGCCTTTTCTTTGGCAAGTCCTCTGCTAAAGCCCTTTTTATCCATGATATACTCAGTCAATTGAGTAAGAAGGTGAGGATAGATAAATTGTTTTATCTTATCCTCACTCTGAGCCTTATAGTCAATTGTTTCGAAAACATCACGAGTTGTGATACCTTCTTGGATAGCTTCTAGCAGATCTAAACGTTTTTTAGATTTACTCGCTAATTTCATAATGATTATTTTGCTAGTTCTTCAACTTCAACAGTTGGTTTAGAAGCCTGCTCGATAGCAACATCCAATTCAGCTAATTGAACGTGTTTCTCTTGAACAACTTTATTGTCATCTGCCATTTCTTTCAACGCTTCAGAGATTTGAGCTCCTACATTTGTTAAAAGACGTGTAAATGTTCTTGCAGCCTCAATACCAGTTCCAGTGATGTTAGTTAATACTGTGTAAAGTGTGTTGATTTGTAAGTTGTTTAATTTTACAACTGAAGTTTTCTCTTCTGCATTTGCATTAATTCTTTTTTGATCTGCAATAGAATCGTAAAGATTAATCAAGAAAGCCGCATTTTTAATGTTCCACTCATAACTCTTGTCAATTTGTTTTAAAATTGCGTTGATGTTTTGCGTGTTTTCCAAATCTACAGAATATTCTCGAGTTGCCAATTCTGTCTGTGCCTCGTTAACTTCAACTTCTAATTGAGCACGTAGGTCTTTTAATTCTTTAATTGATTTTGCTTTCGCCATGATTATTTGTTTTAGATTTTATATATTATTAAAAATTCTCATTAGTTATTTTACAATCAAATTCAAAAAAGTTTCTAAATTGATCGTTATCCGCATTAATTCTCCTATCTATAGAATCATTTTTGTCATCTCGAACTCCCAAACGCTCTCTACGAATCTCTTCTGGAATATCTAAATAGATTACAAACAATTTGTTTCTATATTCTGGTTCAAGTAGGGTAACAGCCTCAGCATTTAGAATCATTACATCACATCGATTAAATTCATCTTTAGTTAGTCCGTACTTCCAACCATTAAATTCTTGCCATTCTGCAAATTCTCCTCTTTCTATTTTACTATCAAATTCCTCAGTTGTTAGATAGTAATAATCTTTCCCATGTACTTCTCCCTCTCTCGGTGAACGGGTTGTACATGAAACGCCATAACTGAATCCTCGATCCATCATACGTTTTCTTAAGTAATCCTTTCCGGTAGCCGCAGCACCGACAATTGCTATTTTTCCGCTCATTCTGTTATAATTTGGTTAATCCAATCTTTTAGGTTATTTATAGGCTTCCAGTCCAATAAAGTTTCAGTATCTGATGGAAACTCTTCACTAGTGAATCTCTCTCCTCGTCTTTCAGGAATTATAGTATATGCACTATTGAACATTCTAGTTAATTCTATCATTGAAACATTAACTCCAGATCTTAGATGCCATTCGTGATTCATTGCTGGATCCTTTTCAGCCGCTTTAATAAGTCCACTAACAATATCATAAATGTGTGTGAAATCTCTGGTTTGGGTTCCTGGAGAAACAACAGTTAATAATTCTCCAGCTCTAAATTGTCGCTCAAAGATTCCAATCACAGTTGCATAATCACCGGTTGTTATTTGGCCTGGACCATATACATTAAAGAAATAACATATCTCATAATTCAAGCCATACCATGTTCCGTAGTTCTTAATAAGTTCTACCATTTTTGACTTCATCCAAGAGTATGGACTCAAGTTCTCATCCTTACCACCATTCCCAAATTTACTTGAACTTGCTGAGTAAATAAGTTTTGCACCCCATTTTCTACACAATTCTAAGATAATCGGTGTTCCTGATAGAATGCTTCGATGAACAAAATCAATATCTTCAAATGATTTAACGATTCTACTATATTCTCCAAAATGAAACACTGTATCAAATTCACGGTTTCTGAAGATATGGTCAGCTTCCCATGTATGTCCATGGTAATATTCAACCCCAGGAACATGGTTCTCTTCCTTTCCTGTAAAGTAATTATCAAGGCTAACAATTGTAGAATCTGGATGTGATTCTTTAAGCTTTTTAATAAGGTTGGAGCCGACAAAGCCGGCTCCACCTGTTACTAATATATTTTTCATTCTTTTAGTTATTGTTCCATTTAGGGTCATACCAGAATCTTCGGCCATTATTATCAACTATGTTATCCATTGTTGGATTTGAGTAGCACTGAAAGAAATGTTCTGGGGCTGCCTCTTCACCAAATGGATTTTTCCAATCTTTGATACTTCCACCTCCCATTACAAATGCAAGTTTTGGAAGATCGCAACACAGTGTTAGAATTTCTGGATGGTTTGTAATAACATCTCTTGCTGGAAGGAATGGATTTGCTTCTGGAACTCTATACAAAATTTCTGCTCTTAAATAGTTTCCAATCCCATTAAAGTATTTTTGATTCATCATCACCAAGTGAATTGGTTTATCAAATTCCTTTTTATGAAGATTTAAACATATATTATGCACAAATTTCTCGTATTCAGTTGTTGGATCTGGACCTCGATCATCTGACCATTCATATCCAACCTTCCATTTTCCAAATCTTCGAACATCTACAAAGCTTAGTGTTTTACCACATTTTGTGTAAAATTTAAGATGAGCATGTTTAGATTCATTACCAGTTTCTGTCATTTGAAAATGTCCTGCCATTCCCATATTCATTCTAATTGAAATATAACTTGTACTATCAAATAGAAATACCAACAATTCTTTACCTCGGCTTTCGGCCTTAATTTTAAATTCTGGGTAGGGTGAACTAACTTCAGCTCCTTTATGTTCTGGATTCTTTTCAATCTTATTAAAAATCAAACCTTTTGAAAGTTGATTAATATAAGTTGCCGTTAATTTTAACTCTGCTAATTCTGGCATATTTTATTTTTTAAAAGTCACCTTCTGCAACTTGGAAACATGGAACACCATTATCTCTCCACATCTTTACAACTTTGTCTCGATCATCATAAGCACAAATAACCTGATAGTCCTGTTTTCTTAGGTCTTCTAACCAAAGTTTTTTCAATTTGTCGTCTGGTACAAAACTTCCGTGACGGCGCATTTTAATCATATCTGGATAGATTCCATAATAATTCAACCAATTAAGGGTCTCTTCAGCACTAATGTCATCTCTTCCACTAAAAATTACAATACAATAATCATTAGTAAGTGCTTTTAGCATTTTAATAACTGGGATATTTGGTTCATCCAACTGAATATTCTCAGGTGCAAAGAAAACATCCCAATCAATTTTGCCATCAGCTTTAGTTGCCAAAGCACGTCTTTTATCAATGATTGCTAATGTTCCGTCAAGGTCAAATATGATAGTTTCCATTTTTTATTTATAAGTATTCTTGTAAATCTTTTTCACTAAATTCTTCTCCAACCACAGTGTCTTTGGTGATAAATCCATTAAATATAAAATCTTCAATAAAATTATATTCTTCGCTTATAGGGCCCCAACCAATATCAGTCAATTGAAATGATTCTGCTCCATTGCTATCCTCAAAATATCTAAATAATATTTCTTTGTCCTCTATTAATAGAGTAAATTCAATAGTCTCTGCGAAATAAACCTCTTTTGGCGATTTTACAACTTTAATTGTTTTGCTCATTATTTTTCTTTTGAATTTGAACCAGTGGAGTTTTTAAATAGGATTGAGAACAAGAAGTTTAATCCCATCGCTTGCCAAAATCCAATTGGGTGGATTCCATCAACTGCGTCGACTAAACAACCATTCCATAATAACTGCACTGGCCATGCCAATACCACTGCTGCGAAAATAATAAGTGCAATTCCACCTAAAATTAATCCTAATCCTTTTGCTAAATTTTCCATAATAATTATATTAGTTCTTCTGATTTTGTTTCAATTACTAAATATGTTCCAAATTCTTTTTGTTTCACAACTCCTGTAGAAACAATATTTTTAACCTCTTCTAAATTTGTTTGAGCCATTAAGTTTAATGTTTGCTCCATGTAAATTACTTTCATACTTTTAATAATTATCGTTAGACTTTCCTTTATGTTTTACTTTTTTGTAGTACTTCTTTTTATTCCTATGTGGAGTAGGTACTTTTAATGCATCAAACCATTCATTTAATGTAAACGTTACCTTTGTTAGTTTTTTCTTTTCCATTTGTTTTAATTTGATATGTAAATATAATATATTTTTTTGACACGGTAAAACTTTTATTGACTTTTTTTCAATGTGCCACTAAATAAATATATTAACCTAAAAATATCTAAATAATTATGGCAAAGGGCACAACTGGTGGAGCTTTTCAAGCTACTCCAAAAAAGAAAAGAAAAGGAGTTCACGCTAAAACTAAAACTACTAAGAATAAGGGAGCTGCAAACTACAAAAAATCTTACAAAGGCCAGGGTAAATAACCTTGGCTTTTTAATTTTTACTGATTAGATACTTTTCATAAGAACCTTCCAAACGCCTATTTGGAAAATAATAGCTCTTAAATCTATTGCCATTCAAATAAATAACCTTACTGAATCCTACTGGTAACATTGCTCCGGTCTTTAATCTTGTTGAGCCTACGAAATCAACATAAATCTTAATTGTTACCTCATTATTAATCGCAAGTTCCTTCTCGTATGCCTCCAGTGCCTTCCATTGGCCACGGTTAAGGTCTTGATGTTGTAAGGCACAATTCACATAAGAAAATGTTGATTTCAAACTGCTTAAGTTACAATTAAAATCAGCGGCTGGCGCCATGTGACCCTTATCCCATACATTATTATAATAATCCGCATCATCAGAAGTATGAATCCCGTCTGGTTTATAAAAGTTTAAACCTTTGCGGCTATAATATTCTTTTGATTTTGAAGTACATTCAACATCGTACGTTATTTCTAACGGCTGTTCAAAATCTTGAGAATAAACTATCGTATAGACAGAATTATTGATTGTAACATTCTTTAAATCTGGAGATGTTACTCCAAGAGAAAGAGAGGCTACAATCAATAATAAGAGCAATGAAAATCTTTTCACTATTTGTCTGTGTAATTTTTGTTTAAATCAGTTCCTGTTGTACAGTAAACGGGCATTTGATCTGGGCGATATGTCCAATCACAATATGGAAACATTGGATTTGGTGCAGTTCCTGACGTATATGGAACATAAGGTTGTGATGGTCCCGGTCCAATCCATAGACTACGTTGATTTGGAACTTGAATAATCTTCACGTCCTCTTTCAAAAGAACAACAGCCTCTTCTGCTGTTATAAGTCCTTCATTAAATAATCTTTGAACTATCGATTCTCTAGTTTGCATGCTCCTCAAATTTTTCAAGATAGAATTCAACACTATGTACTCCTACGAATCTTTCGATTTCATTCTCGTTCTCATCAATTAATATTACTGTTGGAATATTTCTTACTCCAAACTTCTGTGTCGTTTCTACATTATCATCAACGATGATTTTTTCGACAGGGACTTCATCTGCAACCAATTGCATTTTTGGTGCTAACAGTTTACAAGGTCCGCACCATGGTGCGCTAAAATAAAGGTATTTCATGGTATATTAGTTTAAGTATTATATAAGAATACTAAATAAAGTTTATGCTTCTACTTGAATAACTTTAATTGCTCTATCAAATCTAGTTTCTAGGTCTTGAATTGCATCAATTAATGGTTGAATATCTAACTTAGCATCTTTAGTATCTTTATTCATTGCATCAACATTTTTCTTAACACCAGTTACTGTTTCTTTTACAGTATCAATAGCTCCAGAAAGGGCATCTCCGATTCCACTGGTTGCTTTACCTTGTTTCTCCACTGATTTTTCAAGATTAGTAACAGTTCCTGAGAGTTGTTTAACTGCCTCCATTAATTTGTCAGCAAGAACTCCCATTGCTGAGGCTCCTCCATTTTTAGCCAAATCATCAAGTGCTTTAAACATATTTGTTGTTGCATAAAGTGCTTTAATATCCATCATCTTACTTGCATGAGCGATCTTATTGTAAGATTTTGCAATACTATTAAAAGATTTTGCCTGATCTTTGAAATCATCAACATCAATATCTTCATGTAATTCAATAAGAGCTGTAAAAGCTGACATGGCGCCAAGCGCACCTCTATTAATCATCGAAAATCCTTTACCAACGTTTATTAATGGTCTTGCTAATTTTTGTACCTCTGGTGCAATAACAGCCAGACGTTCTAATATTTCGATTGGTGATGGTTTATCTCCACCAAATAGTGAACCAATACCATCAAGAATTCCTCCAATGGCATTACCAATACCTGATGCAATACTTGCACCGGCCATGGCTGCAGTAAAGATTAACCACGCACCTCCTAGTGCTGCAATACCAATTGCAAGTCCTATCATATTATCAACTCCAATTTCGTTTTTAAATCGGGCAAATACATCAACCATTCCATTTACAGGTGCTAATAACATTGCTGTAAATCCTTGGGCAACTTTAACTAAAGACGGCATAACTGGAGCAAGTCCAGAAAGAATCCAACCAACTGCCAGTATTGTAATAGCTGCGACAATAATACCAAGGGCTCCTAATAGTAGAGTAACTGGAGTTAATGCGGTAACAGCGATTCCCATTACTACGATTGCTCCACCTATAACTCCAAGAGCGGCAGCAACTGCAATACTCCAATCGAGAGGCGGTGCAATCCAAGTTGATGGTCCTAATGATAAAATCCAACCAACTGCAATAATTGCGAATGAGGCAACTACAACACCAATAAGTGCTTTAAATAAATCACCCATTCCCATTCTACCAATAGTTTTACTAGAAAGGTATATGGCTGCTCCAAAGATAACCATTGCAAGTCCGGCTTTTAGTGTCCATTCTGCTTCCGGAGCTTTATAAACATCAGGAAGTGCTTGGAAAATCCATGCGGCTGCAAGAACTCCAAATGCAACAACAGGAAGGGCAGCAGCCATAAATAATAATCGTTTGGCATTCATTCCTTTAATTGCTTTTGAAACTATATAGAAAGGGATTGCAAAAATTAATAGAGCAAAACCAGCTTTTAATGTCCACATTGCGGGTGGGGCAACCCAATTACTAACATCTCCTAACATTCCAAATATAAATGCAACACCAACGATTGCGAGCGCCATTGCTGGAATTGCCAATGCTCCAAATATTATATCTTTTAAAGATGCTCTTTTAATTGCCTTCATTATAAAGAAAAATCCAATTGCAAATAAACCGATTGCAAAAGCAGATTTTAAAGTCCATAAAGCATCCGGTGATCCTGGATTTTCAGGCATTAACATAAATGCATACGCGACTCCAACTATTGCTACTGCCATTGCTGGAATTGCTAATGCTCCAAATATTATATCTTTTAAAGATGCTCTTTTAATTGCCTTCATTATAAAATTAAAACCAATTGCAAATAAACCAATCGCTGCGGCAGCTCTAAATGTCCATCCTAGGTCGGGTGCAGGTGGATTAGATGGCATCAACATAAATGCATATGCAACTCCAACAACACCTAGTGCAATTGCAACCATAGATGCGCTAACCATCCCTAATCTCATTATACCCTTTCTATCTGCCGATATTCTATTCCTTCTTAAGGTTTTTGTTATTTGGCCAAATGATATCGCTAAAAATACAAATGATATTCCTATTAAAGCGGCAGTTGCGAATTGGGCGAGTGTAATTGGTTTTACAAGTGCAAGAATATGCGAAGATGCTGCAGTTCCTGCTGCCATTATCACCATTGCAAGTCCAACACCTGCTAGCATTTTACCCATACTTGGCTGGGATCTAGCCCCTACTCCTGCAACCTTTCCAATTATTCTATCAGTAAGACCAGGTCCTTTAAATGCTTCACTTATTTTAACAAATACAGGTACTAATAATACAAATAAATATCCAACCGCAAGAGCAGTTAACATCTGTATTGCCGTAACTGGTTGCATATATCCTAAAATTCCAGATGCTGCAACCAGAGCTCCTGCCATAATTACAATTGCAACTGCTGTTTTGGCAGCTCCCACGATACCGGGCATTTTGGTTTTTCCACCACTGCCTCCACTGCCCTGTCGAGCCTGTTCTTTTAACAAACTCTTAATATCTAATAAAACATCTGTTTGTTTTTTTAATTCCTTTATAGTATCTACTGAATATGTATTAAAACCGACAATAACGGTACTTAATTCCATTAAAATAGCTGCGGTTGCCTCTGTAGCAGCTTGTATCTTATTTAAAGGGTTTGTTAGTAAAGTAACTTGTTTATTATTACTGGTCACGTGCGATTCTATTTTTTTAAGATAAACACTTGTTCTCTAGGATTATATATCCCAATAAAAAAGGGTCCTATTACGGACCCTTCTTTTATTTTAGTTTTGGCATTTTCATGTTTGGCATTTTCATGTTTGGCATTTTCATTCCACTCATGGCTCCTGCAGTTGCGTCATTCTGCCCTTGGTTCTGTTTATTCTCCTCCTTGATATGCTCTATTAAGTCCTTAACTAAATAATGGAACTCATAGTATTCAAGGTTCTCAATTTCACTTGGTTGAATTCGTAGTTTAAGGTAAATATGAAACTTAACCTTAAAGAAGTTCTCCAGCGATATCTTGAACAACGAAAAGAGATTTGATGCCGTCACGAAAGGTGATGGGAACTTCCTCCTCCTCGTCCCCTAACTGTACTAGCATATTTGGTTGAACTCCAATTTTCATCTTTTCAGCCAATGTATACACTAAATTGTATTTTTTGTTTGACCATCCGTTTAATTCAATTTCAAAATCAAAGATTGTTTTATCACTAAAACCTCTCCAATCCTTATGTAAGTAAGGAATGATTTGAAGGATTGATTGATCGACTTTTTGACCTTTTTGTTGCTTTTCTTTAATATAAGCAGTAATCTTTTGCATAACTCCGATTGCTGGAGGTGCCATTTCAATAGTTCCAAATGATTTTGTTTCAATCATAAATGATTTTCTTGTAGAATCATAGTACTTATCTAATTCAGTTGGAATTTTAAAGTATTGGAAATATTCTTTTTTGATTTCAATCTCATGCTTCTCTCCTTTTTTCGACATGTGATCGATTTTAAGGTTAGATTCAGGCTCTGGGAATGTTAAATCTCTAATTGATAAAATAATGTAAAATCTGTCCTCTTCTAGAATATCCTTGTAAGACAATCTCTTGTTTGCTGAAGTTATTCTAATACATGATTCAAGGATCTGGTTTAATTTTTCGTCAATATCTAAAACGTTCGTTTCGTCAATTGTTGAGAAATGTCTAACCTCAGTTACTTTAGCAGATCTAATTGAAATTTCAGTTCCCTCTGGGTAAAACATACCACCTGAAGGTAATGAGATTGTAGGAATTGTATGATAACCTAAATGGAAATCTGCACTTTCTGCCTTTTCTCCATTAAATCGTTCCATGTTAACTCTTCCCAAATTTACCGGTTCTTCATGAACTTCGGGACTCTCGCTAGATGTAACCATGTTTTTGTACTGGTCTTCTAAGTTGAATTCGTTTTCGTTACTTTCGTTACTCATAAATTATTTGTCTTTAAGTTTTTTAATATCAATTTTTTCAAAAGGCTTGATACTATTTGCCTTTTTTTCGATTTCCTCTCTAATAACATCTCTAATAAATGCTGAAATTGAAATAGGTCGTTGTCCAGTTTCAATTGCTTCGTTCAAGATGATTCGATTAATCAAAGATACCTCGTCTTCAGAGAGAAGAACTTGTAGCTTTTTGGTTAATTTATCCATCTATATATTATATTATCATTATATTATGTTTTTGTTTCATAAAAAAATGGGGAATAATTTAAAACTATTCCCCATGATTATAGAATAATTATGCTAAAACTTCTTTCCAAGCATCACATCTCCAAGTTACCTCCAATGCAGCAGCATCAGCCGATTCATAACTTAATTCAGTTGTGAATCCTAATCCTGAAGTGATTTGACAATCTTCTAAAGTTATAGTTCTATAAATATCTCCAGCTCTGTTGAACTGTACGATAACAATAGTTCCTACATAATCTTTTTTAAGTCCCATAGCACCAGTGTTTGGATCGTATCTTAAGTTATACCATTGTCTCATTGATTTATAAAGGTAAGCTTGGTTTGCTTCATTTAAGTTTAATGAGAAGTTAACTGTTACGTCAACTGATGTGTTATCAGGAGTACCTGCAAACGATCTAGTTACGAACTTGTATTTTTGTTCGATAGCACCAACTTCTTTATAAAATTCTAATCCTGAGATTGAGTTGATATGTTGAAGCATAAGTGGCGCATCTGAAACTCCTTGCGGAGGCAGAATTGTAACTTCGAACAGGTTAGCCTGAACTGGTTCGAAATTTCTACCTTTTCTAGACGTTTGGTCTTGTGAATAATGTGGTAAAGCCATGTTTTATTAATGTTTTATTTTTTTATATATCTAATTAATCTGATTATAGATTACCTGATTGGATTTCTCCTGTGTTTAAGATTGTTGTTCTGTGAACTACAATTTCTAAACCTTTAACCGGTTCTACATAAGTATCAATAATACCCATATTGTTATCAATAACCTCATTAGTATTGTTTGATTGGTCCATTACGTTTTTAAATTCGTAAACTCCTCCGTCTTGTTTAACACTTTCTAAGAATGAATCTGCTAAAGTTTTAATTTCAAGTCTTGTCTGTACGTTATTGAATTCAAATACGTAATCTTTAAGGATATCTGCCATACCATCTTGGATATAAATAAGCACCTCTCTAACGTGAGCAGAAGATAATGCAGATTTAATAGATTGCTGTGCAGTTTTGTTACCTAAGATAGTTAAACCAGTTCCTCTTTGGAATACAATTGGATTGATTCCGAATGGCTCTAGAATATCTCTATCATTTTTATCAAATGCATACTCAGCTCCTTTAACGTTTGTACCAGATACAACTCCACGTCTTGGACCAGCAACGATTGACCATGGTAAAGCGTTGGTGTATTTATCCAAATAGTTATTAGCAACATAAGCGGCTGGTGGAACAATAATATCTTTTCCATTGTCACTTACGATTAAACCAGGTCCGTAGTAGAACGCATAGTTTGCTCCAGCATTAATACTTGGTAAAGCATAAACTTTAGTTGGGTTTTTATCTTGGTTACCTCCAGTTGCGATATAAGCAGTATCGAAAGCTCCGTCCATATCAGTAAATGATGGGTCAGATGATTTTTTGAAATCTTCGATTGTAGGTGCATTTAAGATAGCTGAAGCATTTTGTCTGTCTTTTGCTAATTGAGAAAGGTTTGATTTGTTATTTAAACCATTCACATCAAAAGAAGTAAATGTGTCAACAACGTATCTAAAATCGATCATGTCTTTGTCGACTAAAGCATCATATAATCCAACTCCACCTGAAAGAACTGATAGATAATCGCTTAGATTTTTAACAGTAATTACAGCTTTTCCTAAAACAAAAGTTTTGTAAACAGAAGAAGCATCTTCAAAAGATTTAATAATTTTATTATTCCAAGCCGGTTCTACATCTGTAAATACGGTGAATCTTGTACTGTTAAGTGGAACTCCATTAGCTCCTGTTCCTACAACTTTTGAAATTCTAGTAACTCTTGCTAATCTAT